CCAGCGACTTGCACAAAAATATGTCATAATTTCACATGATAATCCCGTTTTTAATTGCAGAGAGAGCATAAATGGTTGGGAATTGTTGTGCAAAATGACGGTGCATGCTCATTTATAGTGTTGTGGTTGTTTTTACCTGTATCAAATAAATATGCAATATGAAATTTAGCTGTTGCACCAGTTTTTATTACATTTTAGTTACAATATGCATGATTCCCTTGTAAAATCGTAAATAAAGTGGTAAAGTAGTTTATATGGTACGATTCATTTTATAGTAATTTTATTTTAAGGAGATTGAAACGATGAAAAAGGGAACGGGAATCGCTGGGGTATTGGCATTGTTATGCGTGTTTAGCATCTCTGGATGCGGTAATCAAACTGTAGAAGAGCAGAGCAGCACAGAAGAAGTAACAACAGTAGCAGCTACAACGATTGCTACGACTGCACCGCCTGTCGCTACGAAAAAGAAAACAGAGCCACCCATGACGACTACCTTTGAAACCACTGAAACCACAACCATACACGCACCACAGCCGAATACCACAGAGATGGTTGACAAACTGTCTAATGATGCGAAAGCGGCTGCTGCAACAGCAACGCCGGAAGATTTGCAGAAGGCATTGAAGAACATCCGGAACTACAACGATTTCTTTATCAACAATGATACCATGCAGTATGCGATGTATAACAGCCAGCTGCTGTATTATTACTACGAAAACACGAATACTTGCTATGAGCAGGCAGGCTTCTATGCATTCACAGCAATTAAATACGTTTATCGTGGCATTGATACCGTAGACGGAAATGACACTGTTACAAACTTGCAGAAGCTTCAGGAAGCATTGGCACAGTGCACAGACATTGTAGCAACTCCGGACACAGAAGTTCCAGCAGCTCCAGCAGAGCCAGCAACCGAAGCGGTACAGTCAGTTTCCTACAAAGAGGGAATGTATAAGGTCGGCACGGATATTCCAGCTGGCGAGTACTGCCTTTATGCTGATCCAGACGACAGCGGCTATTATAGCGTAAATGCAGACAGCAACGGTGATACCATCATTGGCAACCACATTTTTGACTATAATGCCTTTGTAACGGTTTCCGATGGGCAGTATTTCAAAATATCGGATGCAATTGCAGTTCCGGTGAGCCTGATTGATGGGATAACCTATCAAATTGATACCAGCAAATCTGGCATGTTCCGGATTGGTATTGACCTTCCTGCCGGAGAATATCGCCTTAATAGTCTTCCGGATGACAGCGGCTATTACTGCATTTATGGTAACAGCCTTCCGGATGCCGACATTGTTGCCAACCATATTTTTGAGGGACAGAGTTATGTAACCGTCACAGATGGACAGTATTTGGTATTGTCGGATTGCATGATTGTTCAGTAAATCACAAAATTATAGCATAGGGAAAAGCCATCAGAGCAAATTAAATGCTCTGGTGGCTTTTTTTGTTTTCTAAAGGCTTCTACGTCTTCCCTGCTATTTTCTCAAAATTCTTGTCAGGACGATGCTTCTTCTTTCGTTTTCGCTGCTTCCTCCATCTGGTCTTCGAGCGTTCCGAGCGTGGTAGACTGCTTGACAGGCTGCTCCTGCTCCCGGCTGCTTTTCGCAATCTCGCCCAGTTTCACCAGAACATCCATCAAAAAAGCACGGACGTTCGGCGGCAGGCTCATGTACTTATCAATTACTTCTATTTCATTCTCCTCGCTGAGATTCAAGTCAGCAAGCGGTTTCGGGACTGGTTCTCTACCAAGCAGAAAGTCCGTGGTTACGCCATAAAAATCTGCAATCTTGATAAGCATTTCAACTGTGGGAACACGACTGCCAGATTCATAATTTTGGTAAGTGCTAAAGCTAATCCCAATAGCTTTACAAAAGTCTTTCGCACTTGTGTACCCTCTTGTTTTTCGTAGTGTCTTCAAGACGTTTTTCATTTCCATTGTATCACCTCCTTCTGCTTCATATTATATCATACGTTCGTGGGAATGTCAACAAAGAAATCATATGTATTTTGCACAAATGAGGTATTTTATTTTTGTTTATTCCTACAAAAATAAGAAAAAATATCACAAACGTGGAAAAAATAATTGACTTTTCATCACGAACGTGGTATGATAATATCACGGTCGAGGGAAAAACGTGAACGACTGAAAATCAATCCGAAAGGAAGCATGAACGATGAACAAAAGCTTACAGGTCGTTGAAACCAACAACCAACGGGTGCTGACTACCGCACAGATTGCGGAGCAGTACGAAACAGATGTGAATGCAATCCAAAGAAACTTCCAGCGGAACAAGGAACGGTACACAGAGGGCAAGCATTACTATTGCTTAACTGGCAATGTGTTGAGAGAATTTAAGGCGACCGGACAAATTGACGTGTCGCCAAATCTTAACAAGTTTTACCTTTGGACGGAAAAAGGTGCACTGCTCCACGCAAAGAGCCTGAACACCGACAAGGCATGGGAAGCGTATGAGTGCTTGGTAGATACCTATTTCAGCATACGGGAGCAGGGACAGCTTCCACAGCGTCCAGACCGGACAAAGGCTCTGGACGTGAAAGAGATGAACGCCCGTGTGCGGATGTCGAATCAGTTCTTGAAGCTTGCCAACGCAGAAACCACGCTGTCCAAAGATTACAAAAGCATTCTGATTGCAAAGGCTGCGGAAGTGCTTGCAGGGGAAGCGATTTTGCCGATGCCAAAGTCGGAACAGAAAATGTATACTGCTACAGAAATCGGGAAGATGTTGGGTGTATCTGCTCAGAAAATCGGACGGCTTTCCAGTCAGAACGGCATGAAGACGGAAGAATATGGCGAGTTCTATAAAGACAAGTCGCCTTATTCCTGCAAAGAAGTGGATGCATTCCGCTATAACGAAAAGGCAGTTGAACGGTTTAAGGAACTGCTGTAAAGAATTGTTGTGGGTACAAAAGAAAGGAGTGATTTTATGAATCAGACAACCACCCAGGAACAGGAAGAACGGCAGAAAGCCACACAGGTCTATCAGGAACTTACCCAAAGTGAGATGACACTTTTTGAATCTTTCGTGAATGTAGCCTTTGTTCTTTTCGTGAATCGGTATCCCGTACAGGATACCAAAAAAGAAAACGGGAAATGCTTGTAAACCAAATCAGTCGAGGACAGGCAGCGGAAAACCGAAAGCCACGAGCCAGCGGAAAACCGAAACGCTCGACTGAAATTAAAAGAAAGTGGTGAAATAATGAAAAGCGATGTAAAAAAAATCACTCTGTATTTATGTGATCCACAGAAAAACACAGAGTGTCCAAAAACAATATGCCAGATTCCGCATGGATGTTTTTTTACAGCAAAGAAGCAATTTGCCGTAACTGATGAAAACGAAAATCCCACAAAGGAAGAATCCTATAAAGTCAGAATGCCGAACTCTTGCTGCCATGCTGGCAACATGGGAGAAAGGAATGAAAAATGATTTTGCTTGCTTTAATTTACGGGATTTTTAATCTCATTCTACTTGCAATCATGGTACTAATAGATAGGTGGTGATTTCTTTGGAAATGATTGCACTGGGAATTGTTCATATGTGCGATGCGTTGCTTCTGACATATTACATCGTAAGGCTATGGCAAGATGAAGCACCAATTGTATTCAGAGTGGCAATGGTGGTTCTTGCAATTTTGTCTTTTTGCATAGGCGTTTGTATTCTGACAATAGGGATCTGTAGAGCCTGTTAAATGCAGCATCTACATCGGGATCTGTTAAATCGTCTGCCGTTCTGGATGGGCTGTTGAGCCATGTTCTATAAAATTCGATATAATACATTTGCGATTTTGTGCTTGCAAATTCCATGTTATTGAATATCTTTTCTTCAAGATATTTTTGTGCATCCTCGTTTAATTCTGAAAATTGATGTTCTGGATATAAAAAAGCAACACAATTTTTATAGAACGGCATATATAAACGTTCGATTCGCTCCAGTCTCTTTTCCCTTAGAAAATATTGCTTTTCTCTCCATATTGTAAAAGTCAATGAAGCAATGGAAATTGCACTGGAACAAGCGATTGACACAATACTGATAATCAATTGCCCTTTACCCACATGATTCACCCCCTTTCCCGTCAATTTTATCACAATTTGACAGGAAATACAACACCTGCTGACCTAACGGCATGACGGGGAGAGAGGGAACGAAAATGAAACTTTCAATTGAACGGTTTGAAATTGAAATCATTTCAAAGTCCGAATTTGTAGACGATTATTCGGCGAAAGACAAGAATTTTCTTGTTACCATATGGAACATTCACGTCAGCGGAGAAGCTTTGTGGCGTTGGTTAACAAGTGAAATGCCGGATTCTGACACTTTCTTCAACAATCGTGAAGAGTATATGGCTGAGGTTCAACGATGTGAAAATGTACGCAGAGAATTTAAAGAAAAAATCGAAAAATTTCTCGGACGAGAGAACATCAGTATCAGTCAAGCTCACGCCGAATTTTTTACGGCAATAACGATCGAAGAGATAGACAACAAATAAGCGTTCTGCTACCCTACCGGCAACACGGGGACGATGTGGCAGCATCGTTGGTAACTACCTCCGAACTTTGCCTTTATACTAGACACGCTTCTGAGCCGTTGAGCGTATCAGCGGCATCCCAGCCCGTAAGGGTAATAAATTATGAAAGGATGTTGCTTTATGGCAAATGTTGACCTTGAAACATTGGCAGCGTTAAACAAAATCATGAAGAGTGCAAATTTGCACGTTGATGTGCAAGAATTTTTAACGCTGTTGCAAGCATTGGGTGCGTTACCTAAAAAAGCACAGGAACAAATTACATGGGCTTCGGTCGGAATGTCCGTAGCAGCTATGGCAAGTCAGGAAGGAGCGTTTACAAATGAATGAGAACGAAGTTCGGGTATGGAACTATGAGAGTTCCGAAGTTCGGACAGTACAGGTGAACGGCGAACCGTGGTTTGTGTTGGCAGATGTGTGCAAGGTGCTGGAAATCAGCAACAGCAGAAATATTTCCAGCAGATTGGAACCGGATGAAAAGGGTGTAACTCTGGTGGACACCCTTGGTGGAACACAGCAGATGACCATCATCAATGAATCCGGTTTATACGCTGTCGTTCTCCGGAGCGACAAGCCACAGGCAAAACCGTTCCGGAAATGGGTCACCTCAGAAGTGCTTCCATCCATCCGCAAACACGGCAGCTATTCCGTGCAGTCGCAGTTTGCAGATTTATCCCCACAGTTGCAAGTTCTGATTCAGATGGAAACCCGTCAGAAACAGATAGAAGCCCGTCAGGCAGAGCAGGCAACCGCACTTGCAGGGCTGGAACAGAAGTTGCAGAACACCTGCGAGGTCATCGCTCTGGACAAGACCGCATGGCGGAAAGACAGCGAACACCTGATTAACAAGATTGCACGGGCAACCGGAGATGGCTATGGCGGTATTCGGCTGCTTTACGAGGAAATCTATCGTTCCATCGAATCCAGAGCAGGCGTTTCGTTAAACACCCGTCTGACCAACAAGCGGAATCGGATGGCTGGCGAGGGCGTTTGCAAGTCAAAACGGGACAAGCTGACACGGGTTGACATCATCGCAGAGGACAAGAAGCTGATTGAAATCTATGTGGCAATCGTCAAGGAACTGGCTGTGAAATACGGCGTTTGTGCGTGAGAGGGGGTGAGAATATGAACACACAGATTCAAGCGTACATCGAGCAGGACACGGAAAAGGTCGCTGATCTGATCGCAGCATATCCGCAGAACATTCCGGTGCATGCTCTGGCGAAGTTCCTGCACTGCACACCGGAAAGTGTCCGCTCCATGCTGGAGACAACCAATTCTTTTGGGATTGCGTGGCGGCAGGCTGGCAGTGTGAATCGGGGCTTTTTAGTCCCAACGGCGGTATTTGTCCGCTGGTATCTGCGGATGATGTAAGGGGGTGAACAGATGGGAAAACGGTACTACTGGCTGAAACTTCCAGAAGACTTTTTCGGAGATAAAGCCATTAAACGGCTGCGAAAGATTGCTGGCGGTGATACATACGTTATCATTTATCTGAAAATGATGCTCCGAAGCCTGAAAGATGACGGGTATTTGTACTATGACGGCTTGGAGGAAGACTTTCCGGCAGAACTTGCCCTTGATTTGGACGAGGAAGAGGACAACGTACAAGTAACGCTGAACTTCTTACTGCAACACGGAAAGCTGGAGATCCGCAGCGAGCAGGAATACTTCATGCCGGATATGAACATTGGTTCTGAAACGGCAGTTGCAGAGCGAGTAAGACGGTGCAGAGCAAAAAAACAAAGCGAGGCGTTACAATGTAACACACCTGAAACGCAAGTGAAACAAAACGGAAACGGAGAGATAGATATAGATAGAGAGATAGAGAAAGAAATCTATCTATCTATCTTAGATGGCGAAGCCAAAGAAAATCTTTCAACTTTTCAACAATCAGCACAACTTCCAACCTTATCAGAGGTCAAACAGTATGCAGAGCAGAAAGACATCCATACAGATGTGCAGAAGTTTTACAGCTATTACAGCGAACGTGGATGGAAAACCAAGAACGGTCAGCCGATCACAAACTGGAAAGGTACACTGGCTTATTGGGGCAAGACAGACGGAACCTGTCAGGGCAAGCGAAAGCCGGAAACCTATGTTTCAGAGAATGCAGCAGCCTATGAGAGCTTAATCTATAACCTACAGGAGAATGACGACAGTGACAAGGCATAAAAAAAGCCCTGTTGCTGAGAGGGGCAACAGGGCAAAAGGAGAAATAAAATTGGAATTTAAATCCGCCGAAAGGGATCGACAAGAATATCATACTCCTTTTCGGGTTCGGTGTCAAGCAAAAAGGAGGAAAAGTTTGTGGATGGAGAAGCCATTTTTGTAGTGGTCTGTGTGCTGGGAATGTTCGGAGCGGCTGCATATCATATTGCAATGCAAATCAAGAACGGCTTGCAAGAACGGTACAGAGAACCGCCGAAGCCAACACCGGCGGAGCAGAGCGAAGAAATCTATGGATTTAATTTTTACGATGTGTCCCACGGAATTGACAGCACGGTAACGATTCGGGAGCATCTCGAGACGCTCCAGCGGCTGCAAACCAAGATTGATTTGAGCCGGGAGAATCTGTATGGAAGTTATCGGGTGGTACAGATCCAGTGGCACGATGATGTGCAGAACAGGTATCTGACCTATGATTTTCCGGTGTCATATAAGGGCAATGCGGAAATCTTGGAGCAGTTAGTCACTGCCGAAAAGCAACGATTGACCACTTCCCTATTCGGAGAAATCCGAAAAATGAACCAGTACGGCGAAGTCAAAACCGTGGACAAAACCGAGAGGGGAGCAGGGGAGAGGGGAGAAAAAAAGCGTGAGTGAGATCAAGTTTTGCAAGGATTGCGGATGCGTCCTTGGGACACGGGAAACGCTGGGGCGGCAACGGTTTAACAGCCTGAAACGCTGTCCGGAATGCCAGTCCATACGCCGAAAATTGCAGAAGGCAGACTACCAGAGGGAATATCGAGGAGATGCCCGAACCATCCGCCGAAAGCAAAAAGAAGAAATCGTCAGGCTGTCGAGAATATCGGATCTGCAAGCGGAAGTCATATCTCGACTGCGAGAAGAACTAAAAGATATGGAAAGGAAGAACCAAACATGAATGCATATGCACGATTGACAGCGTTGGAAAACGCCATCAAATCCAGAATCCTGCTGTACAGTGAACAGCTGTTCGCTGACATGACAGAGGATTCCATGTTCCTGAACGAGCTCTATTACCTGCTGGGGAAAAGAGAGGAACTTTTTCAGGAATTGGGATGCTCTTATAACCAGACGAAGGAGGAAGAGAAATGAAAAAGATTCTGAAGCTGAAAGCAGTCCTGTATGAAGACCATCAAATCAGCTGCCGTGCTGTGTTTGGCGGTGCGAATGCAGCGGAAACGGGTGCTGCATTGTGTACGCTTGTTTCCAATGTAGCAGAGCACATTTTTCCAGATACGGAAGCACAGAAGCAATTCATTTATGACGTTTCCCGTGCATTGCGGGAAGTGCAGGATGCGAAAGGAGATATTGAAGCATGACGAATGTGGTTGTAATCACAGGAAGGCTGTGTGCGGATCCAGAATCACGGCAGACACAGAGCGGCACGGCGGTTTGCCATTTCCGTCTGGCGGTTGGCAGAAATCGAAAGGTGGAAGGGAAACCGGAAGCAGACTTTATCAGCTGTGTATGCTGGGGCAAGACCGCAGAGTTTGCGGTTAAGTATTTACATAGGGGCGGTATGATTACCGCCGAAGGTCGGCTACAGAATGCAGACTATACCGACAACAACGGCGTGAAGCACTATGCAATGGAAGTCAATGTGGATCAGCTGAACTTCTGCGGTGATGGAAAGCCGTCAGGGAATGCACAGCAAGCCGCACAGGGCGATGCAGGCAATTATCCGCAAAACTACCCACCGCAGCAGCCGAACGGCTACAACGCACCGCAGGGCGGATATTATGATGGGTATTATGAGCAAGCACCGCCACCGCAGAACTACGGGCGGCGGTAAGCGATGGCGAAAGAGCAGGAAAGATGATCAGATGCTTTTTGATACTTACTTTGGCTGTCATGATTAAGGTTGCCTTTGACATTCACAATTACAAGGTGGATGTTCGGGCTGCCGAAGCAGGGGCGAAACTGGAACGGATTCCGAAAGGAGAAGAGGTATGAAGAAGAAAAAAGAAGTGGAAGTACCGAAGAGCCAGCGACTGCTGAGAATGGCAATTGAACTGGCAGCACAGTCTGAGCGGTTGGTTCTGCTGAATGAGGTCGGATGCGTAGAGGATGTCATTCAGGTTGCAGAGCAGCTGTGCGGAAAGCTGGGCAATCTGATTGCCTTTGCAAAGGATATACAGAGAGGAGCAAAGCAGCATGACCTTGAAGGAATGCATGAAGAAAAAGAAACCGTACATGGTGCATGAGGAAGCGATTGGCGGTGTGGATGGCTGCCCAAGCAGTCAGCCGTTCTTACACTGCGAAAAGGGACTGTGTGAGCAAGACGACAAGGGACGGGGCAGCACATGGACAAGTCTTTGCACATACTGCTGGAATCAGCCAATGCCTGCTCCGGACGTACCAAAACAGTGTTGCCGTTGTAAAATCAGCGGTGTGCCACTCATGAGATCAGCAAGCGGCGGTCTGTATTGTGCAGACTGTGCCGGATTTTTAAAGTAGGGAGGAAAGTAATGCGGTTTGAGATTGGACGGTTGTATAAAGTAAATTGCGATGGGCTTGAAGGTGGTAATATCATCCGAATTATTGGAAATGCGTATGATAGGGGACTTAATTGGTACGCATATGAACTGGTTCGTGGAGAATATCCAGGAAACTATTTGTTTGAAGAATCATCGGAATTTGCACAGTGCTTATCAATGTATGTTGGAGATTTAACGATATACATGGAAGATGGAAACACAATAATGCTGCATGATGCAGCGATACGATAGGAGAAATAATCATGAAAGACTATATCGAAACGCAGTACAAGAATCTGGACTTTACGATTCCGGATGATTACGTCAGCCGCCGGGAAGTGTATGCAATGCTGGACTACATCGGCGGAGCGGATGCAGACGAAGCATTTTATCAGGGATGGGATGCAGCGATTGATGAAGCGTGCAGCCTGCTGAATGATGTGGATTCTGCGATAGGATGGACATCGGTTGAAGAAGAACCGCCGGAGGAATCCGGAACGCTATTGGTGACACGCTACAACAAGCTGACCGGCTTTCGGGAAGTGTGTGTTGCACAGTATTGGGCGGTTGACAAGCGGTTTGTGGTGATGCGAGCAGGCGATGTTGGAATTGACTTGCTGGATGATGTCGTGGCGTGGATGCCGTTTCCAAAAGCGTATGGAGGGAAAAGCGATGAGTGAGAGAAGAAATAAAATTGTTCAGTGGATGCTGAATCAGGGAAGCGGCATTGTAGACGCTCCGGAAACGTGCTTTCTAAAGGAAACTACGGAAAAAGAGCAGGCAGAACATCCGTTTGGCTCTGTTCGGTATGTGTATTCTGTGATCGTAAGCCTGTTTGAAAATGAAATTCCATTTCCGGAGCAGGTCGATTATGCGGTAGAAACCGACATGGACATGCTGGATTTTGACGAATGGCAGGGGATTCAAGAGATTCTGTTTGGGGAAGGTTCCGATCGGGCAATGAAGCCGGAATGTGCAAGAGCAATCAATACAGCATTGTGGGAGTATCACGATATTTCCCCGTATGAGATTTTGGAACGCTATGACGGGCTTTTTGCGGAACTGGACGAAGCAAGAGAAAAAGCCGTTCCGACCGCTCCGGAAAACGTGGAAACATCTACACTGATGGATGGGTATTTCTGGTGGACGTGTGGATCGTGCGGCAACTTGCAGCATACGGACAAGCAAGCACGGTATTGTGCGGACTGCGGACAGAGGGTGAAGTTCCATGATTGATATAGAATGGCTTCGGTCGTATTGACATTAAAACAATAAAGGATGGTCGAAAAAAATGATTTGCCCAGAATGCGGAACGGATTTTTGTGAGAAATCTGTCAATCAGATCTATTGTTCGCCAAAATGCGGCGAGCGTTATCGAAAAAAGCACCCAATGGAAGTACGTTTCCCATCCGTCGCATTTTACTGTGCTAAATGTGGTAAGGCGGTTGTTACGGATGGAAAGCGGGATAAGCGGACAAGATTCTGCTGCCAAGAATGCGAACGAAGATACTGGAGACATCCACCAACCGAACACAGTGCATTACGGACAATGCCAGAACGATTGACGGAATGGTATGAAAAGAAAGGATCGGATTGATGAAAAAGCAAATTGCAAAATGCATCAAAGAGATTTCGTCTGGTGCATATTCTCCACAAGTTGTATTTTTTGATTGGATGCAGTGCTTAGCGTTGTCGATCAGCAACACTTGCACACTGATTCACAACGACTTATGGAAAAAACGAGAAGAACAGTATTTGTCAACGATTCGCAAATACGATAAAGAAGCCCGTTACAAAATGTCTGACATGGTTGGAATGCTTACTGCTACATACGAAGATACAGGGCTGAGTGACGTCCTCGGAGAAGTCTATATGGAAAGTGTTGGCGGAAACAAAAACACAGGGCAGTTTTTTACACCATACCATGTTAGCTTAGCGTGTGCAGAGCTTGTTGTTCCAAAAAACATCAACGATGATCGGATACCGCTGCATGAGCCTTCATGCGGCAGCGGCGGAATGGTTGTCGCTACTGCACAGGTTTTGCAAAAAAAGAGGGATCAACTATCAAAAAACTTTGGATGTGGTTTGTCAGGATTTGGACTGGTCAGCAGTCTATATGTGCTATGTGCAGCTGAGCTTGCTTGGAATAAAAGCAATCGTTGTACAGGGTGACACATTGGCAGAGTCATATAAAAAAGGCTATCCAAAAGAACGGGTGTTTTACACGCCTGCGAAAAGAGGACTTTTGATATAAATGAAAAGGAGAAATGAAAAATGGGAAAACTGGTCGAACATCTGATGCCATGTGCAATTTGTGGGGCTGTGCCGAAAATCAATGACATTTACGACATAGATCCGGAAAAAGCAGAACACTGCTACAAGCTGTTTTGCTCTGAAAATGGGGTACACAACAGCACCGGAGAATGGTTTGCGAACAAGTATAAGGCTTGCCAGGACTGGAACAGACGGCAGCAAGCTCTTGAAGAAAAAGAGAAAACATTCGGCGACAATCTGAAACCTTGTCCGTTCTGCGGTCGAAAAATGCAGTTTCATAACGATGTGCGGTTAGACAGGAACGGCAAGCGGAGAAATTATTTGTATTTCCTGCATGAAGATTACGACATAAATAAAGAGGTATCCTGCATACTGGATGATATTTGTATGCCGTTTTCGATTGGAGCAGGCGATGCACACCTTGAATTAGACTGTATCGGCGAATATGCAACAAGATGGAACAAACGTGTTTGTAATGATGAAGATGCAATGCATGAGATCAAACAGACGTTGCTTGGAACGATTCAGCCACTGGAACGAACCGTGGAACTTCTCGAACAGCGAAACAAGGAACTGGAGCAGGAAAACGGGGAACAGAAGCAGATTATAAAGCGAACGAATCAGTGGAGAGTTAATAAGGACATCAAAAGCCCGTTTGCAAACATCTCAGGATTGTGTTGCGTTCATTGTGATCACAAAGATGAATACATCATCGAACTGGAAGAAGAAAACCAGAAGCTGAAACAGATGCTGAAAAAAGTAGCAGATGATGCAGAGGGGCTTTTTGAAGAGTGTGCGGAATATAGCCCGTATGAAGAATGTTTAGCAAACGAATACTGCCACTGCTGCAACAGTGATTGTGACGGGACACAATGCAAATGGCGGTATGAGGACGATGTGAAAAAGCTGCTGGGATTGGAGTGATAAAAATGTATGTAGAAATTCCGGAGAATTTGACCGAACGCACTGTAATCTTGGAATTTGGTGCAGATGCGTACAGATTTTACCAAAACAGAATCGAAGAAAGAAAGCGGAACGGGAAAATCTATTACAATCCGCTGAAGACAATCTATATTTGGGCGGTACAGGATCGGAAATATCATCAAGGATATTGGTCAACATGGTTTGGCTATAACAAAGGTAAAAAGCGTAAAAATCACGGGAGGAGTTAAAATAATGGCAAAACACAATCTCAGAGAGCTTGACCAAGGGCAGCTTCAGACGATGTGGAACTTTTTAAAGCTGCAACGCAAAAACACCTGCACTAAAGAGGATGTCAGGATACTAAAAGAGCATCTGGACATCATCCGGCAAGCAATGGTACAGAAAACAGCTGGTCAGAGAGATACAGACCCAGATACATATGTTGATTTTGTCGACATCGGCACATATATCAACTTTGTTGTGATTGAGGCGTTGCAGTTGCGTATATATGGTGGCTTAGATGTGCTGGAAGAGGTGTTGCCGGATGAAGAACACAAGGATGATAAGACGTGAATGGTATGCCAGTCATGGAATTTGTGTAGAGTGCGGACAAAGAGAAGCAGAACCACACAAAAGGAAATGTTGGGAATGTAGCGAAAAGAAAGCTGAATACAACAGGAAATATAATGCAAACATGACACCGGAGCAGAAAGAAAAAAGCAGCATCAGGCATAAAAAAATGTATGAAAGCAGAAAAGCCGCTGGAATTTGCGTCTATTGCGGAAAGAAACCAGCGGTATCTGGTAAAGTTGCATGCGTGATGTGTGCAAAACGGGATGCAAAAAGGCACATGGAAAAGAACCGGAAAATGGGGATGTTACCAAGGTGTCTGTTTGGCGATGGATACCACTGCGTAATCTGTGGCAAGGATATTGATAACGGCAAAAAGCAGTGTGATAAATGCTATCGTAACTCTGTGCATGCTTTGGAGATTGCGAGAGCAAACATTCAAGGAGGATGGAAAAATCAAGATTTTGTATTTGGAAGCGGGGAAAAGAAGGTGTAGTGGCATGAATTGCGGTGAAGATTGCCCGTCTAATGAGAAAGACAGAAATTCTCTTCCATGTTGCAATTGTGAGAGAAGGAATGCGATTGTAAAAAAGGAAGAGGAAGAAAGGAAAAGAATGAAAGAAAACGTGAAACTGAGGAATAGAAAGGCGAAAATTGGTGACATTCAAGACATTCAAAAGGAAATCGAAATCCTAAAAAACGAAATGACAGACTTGAAGAAAATGGTAAAGATGTCACAAGAGAAACCATCATCACAGGATGGTCTGCAAAAAGAAGCGGCAACGCAACAGGAGCAGACAGAATCAGAATTTTGGATGCCTGACTATGGAGAACCGTTTTTTGCTGTTGATGCCGTTTATGGGGTTACTGAATGCATTTTCGAAGAAGGAGACGATCTTGATTATATGATGGTTTCCACTTGTACTTATTCTGAAAAATCTGTTTATGAGGTTTATTTTGATAGCTTCGAAACAGCTGATAAAGTGGCAGCGATATTAAACAGAGAGGTTGTGAAATAAATGAACGACATCGAAAAAAAATGGAAGCCGAAATATGGGGAAGAGTACTTTGCAATCGAAAACGCTGTTGACGTTGTCCGGTATATTTATATAGGAGATGATATTGACGAATCTTGTATCTTATCCGGCGACTACTTTCCAACAAGAGAACGTGCTGAGCAAGTTGCAAAGAAAATACGGTTACTGTTGCAGCTTGAACAGCTGCACGACCAGCTTTGTCCGGACTATGAGCCGGATTGGGATGGTACAGCAAAATTCCTTGTTGCGTTTGATCATACTGATGGGGAAATGCAAGCATTTTTCGACAGAAGCAGTGGAGAAAGCACATTGGTTTATTTTAGAGACGTTGTAACTGCTATGGAAGCAGCCGACATACTCAATGCGGAACTGGAGGAATCAGAATGAAAAAGAAAATCATTGCAATTGCTGTAGCAGCAAGTTTTGTGCTTACATCATTTACAGGATGCAGAGAAGCCAACCGTGCAAGATACAATGTGCAAAAGGAAGCTGACTATTTCAACGTGGAACGGCGGCTATCTGTTATCAACGCCAGAACAGATAAGCCAGTCTTAGAAGTGATTGGATATTTTTCTGTATCCAATAACAGCAATCATGAACTCGTTATCACGCTGGAAACTGGTCAGGACGAATACAAGGTGGATTATGTTTACCTGAATGAGTGGACAATCTACACGATTGAGGACATCAGCGGTGCACATGTTGACCCATATCATTATGAGATCAACTTTTTGCCGGAGATGATTCAGCCGATTACATTCACTTCGAGCGACTGAGAAGCGAAAGAAAGAGAAAGGAAGTACCGAAGATGTGCAAAGAAAAAGAACTGACAGAAGCAGCCTATCGCTACTATGTGGATGAAGCATGCATTGAGGACATCGCAAAGCAGTTGCATCGGTCATACAATTACACACGGCTGATCATTAAAAAATATCGGGGTGCGTTCCGAGATGCGATTATCATGCATTGGCTGGAGCAGGAAAAGAAGTTGCAGGCAGTTGCTGACGAATATTTCAATGGGACGATGACCACGGAACAAATCAAAGAAACTTTTCACGTATCCGGCGATACTGTTCGAAAAGTCGCTCAGAAACAAAAACCACCTTTTACAGAGAAGCCGGAATTTACACCGGAAGAATTGGAAATGGAAAAGATGTTTCGTTTTGAATCGGAAGAAACGGAAAATCTGTTTGGAATCCGAAAAAAGAAGAAACGGAAGCCGATTTACGGAATCTACAACCGCACTTCCGGCAGATGGATACAGGGCTGCTTACAAGGGAAGATTCAGACAATTTTATTTACCTCTATTAAGGCATGCAAGCAGGAACGCACAGAACGCAATCTGAATCCGGAGGAATTTAAAGCGGCTCTGTACGGATGGAGGATGGAATGACAGAATATCAACATCAGAGAACCGTTATGGAGTGGTCGTGCTATGCCAGCAATCGCATACGCTATCCGGGGTTAGATTTGCTGTATCATATCCCGAATGAGATCAAATGCAATGCAGCACAAGGCAAACAGCGGAAAGATATTGGCGTAAAGTCTGGCGTACCGGATTTGTGTTTGCCGGTTGCACGTGGGCAGTATCACGGGTTGTACATAGAGATGAAAGCGGAACGGGGCAGAGTATCCGAGAATCAGAAGACATGGTTACAACGATTGACGGAGCAGGGGTATCTTGCAAAGGTCTGCTATGGATTTGATGAAGCCATTCGATGCATTGAGGAGTATTACGATGAAAGATAAACAGGCAGAAACCAGTCAGGAAAACGTGTTTTTCTCCAGACTGGAAAAAGAAAAAATCAAATTAGCTGCTTTGGAAGATTACAAGCAAAAACATGAAGAAGAAGACCCTGAAGCAGAACAGATGTGCCAGAAGCAACGAAAAGTGGTCGAAGCATGCCGGACAGAAATTAAAACGGCGATACATCAGCTTAGAGATCCAGTTGCAGAAGCAATCCTGATTCGCAAGTATTTAAACATGGAGCAGGTTCAGGACATTGCAAATCATATGCATTATTCAGAACGTACAATCAGCTACAAGCTGCAAGAAGCTCTCCAAAAGTTCGCAGACAATTGCAGTGATTTGCAGTAAATTTCGTTGTTTTTCTTGTAAATAAATGATACAATTATAATATGGATTTTGCCGATATAGGGAAATACCTGTATCGGCATTTTTGTTAATATTGACGATGGAGGGGAAAACATGAAGAATCCATGCAAAGCAGCCTATCAAATTGAACGGTCAGATGCTGATAAGCATGTGATGGAAGATGGATGAACCGAACGTAAAACCGCAATATAAATTAGTTGCAACTTATTACTGCGGAGAATGTGCCGGAAATGCGGAACAATCCGTAATTCGGGCAGGATATTCCAAAAAGTATGCAAGGGGCAATGCCACTAAATTAGTTGCACGTCCGGAAGTACAACAGTATATTGCATATCTGAATAGCTTGTGTGAAAATGATCCACGAAAGCATGTGGCGACCATTGCAGAGATACAATCGTTCTGGACGGAAATTTTTCTGGATGAAAAGCAAGATATGCGTTTCCGGCTGAGAGCATCGGAATTACTTGCAAGAGCAAAAGGGATGTTTACGAATGAATGGTAGTTTCTATCAGTCGAAGCCTTGGGTGAAATTGATGGCAGTTCTCCGGATGGAACGGGTAAACGAAAAGGGAGAATTGCTGTGTGAATTTTGCGGAAAGCCGATTGTACATAAGTATGATTGCATCGGACATCACAAAATTGAACTGACTGACCAAAACATAACAGATGCAATGATTGCATTGAATCCAGACAATGTCATGTTGGTGCATCATCATTGCCACAACAAGATTCACAACAAGCTGGGATATTACACACGACAAGTCTATCTGGTGTATGGCTGTCCGTTGTCTGGTAAGACAACACTGGTACAGCAGAGTATGTCAGCTGGTGATTTGGTTGTGGATATGGATAACATTTGGCAATGCATCAGTATGCAAGAACGATATGTCAAACCGCCAAGACTGAACGCTGTTGCGTTTGGTGTGCGTGATTTGCTGATTGATATGATTCGCACACGGAGAGGGAAATGGCAGAACGCCTATCTGATCGGTGGCTATCCATTGAGCAGCGAACGGGAACGATTGCAGAAGAGTTTGAACGCTCGTGAAATCTTTGTGGATACCAGCAAGGAAGAATGCTTAGACCGTTTGCGAAATCTTTCTGACAATAGAGATAAAGAAATGTGGGAAAAATTTATTTTGGATTGGTGGGAAAAATTTTTGCCCACCCCCCACATCGAAAAAAGAACGAGTGAGGGCTAACTGATGATAGGGGTGCAGCCGTCTCACAGAAACCTGAAAAATGAGATTTTTGGATTTGAAATTCTGGAAGATGGTGGAAAGAAATGAATCGAAGAGAAGAATTGCTGAAAATTGTGAATGAATCGAACAGTATTGCAATTTTGCCCTTGATTGACCGCATGATTTTTCTGGAAACAAAGCTGGAGGAACTGGAAAAGCTGCCGATGATTCGGATCAATGCAGAAAATCCGTCTCAGCAGAAGGCAACACCGGCAGCAAAACAGTATCGGGAATTTTTGCAGCAGTACACCAATGTTGTGAAGATTGTCGCCCGTATTTCCGATGACAACGGAGATCAGCAGGAAAGTCCGTTGCGAGCGTGGGCAAGAGAAAGAGGGATGGACTGTGCATGTTAATCAAGGAAAAGAAAATCTGGACACCGGATAATTCTTTTTTGCTGGAATACCATGCACGGATTGCATGTGGTGAAATCCTTGTCGGGCAGGAATTGTGGCAGGAGTTAGAAAACTTAAAAGCCGATTTTCTGAACGATGCCTTTTATTATGATACCAAAGATGCACGAATCCGGATCAATTTCATGGAAAAGTGCGTCCGGCTGACAAAATCACCGTATTATAATCAGCCGATGGTGCTGATGCTCTGGCAAAAAGCTTTTATCGAAGCAATTTACAGCTTCAAAATGAGCGAAACCACATTTGACCGGTTCAAAAAAATCATTTTACTGATTGCCAGAAAGAATACAAAGTCGGAAACCTGTTCCGCTTTGGGCTTGTCTGAATTGATTGTTGGAAATAACGGTGCAGATATTGTGTGCAGTTCCAACGATGACAATCAAGCAAGCATTACTTACGATGCAATTGACACCATGCGGCGGTTGATTGATCCGGACGATTTGGACACAAAGCGAAATCAGCGATTTATCCTCAATAAAGTGAATGGGTCGAAGATTTTTAAGCTGTCCGACCGGACAAAAAACAAAGAAGGACGTAATATTGATTTTGCAATCATAGATGAAACCCACGAAATGAAAGAAAACATCATCGGGAAATCTATTGAACAGTCTCAGAGCCTGAAAGAAAACCCGAAATTTATCAATATCACGACCGAAGGCTTTGTGGTCGGCGGCTATTTAGACGATGAACTGAAAAAAGCACGGGCTGTAATCAGTGGAGAAGACGATACGCTTGCAGGGCAGCGACTTTTGCCGTGGCTTTATACACAAGATTCCGAAAACGAGGTGTGGCAGGACGAACGCACTTGGGTGAAAAGCAATCCAACGCTTGGAATCGTGAAAAAATGGGATTATCTGCGAGAACAGGTAGATCTTGCACGGTCATCCAAAGCAGATCGTATTTTTGTACTACCGAAAGACTTTAACATCAAGCAAAATGCAGTAGAATCGTGGCTGAATCTGGAAGACTATGATTATGGTGCGGTTTATGATTTGGAAGAATTTCGTGGCTGCATTTGTTTGGGTGCAGTGGACTTGTCGGAAACAACCGACTTGACCTGTGCAAAGATTTTGATGATGAAGCCGGACGATAAGACCAAATACATTCACACCATGTATTTTATTCCACAGTCAAAATTGGAAGATTCGGACGACTGGATTGCTGGTGCAAGGTATAAAGATTGGGCAAAAGCCGGACTGCTTACAATTACAGACGGAACAGACATTGATTTGTCCGTTGTTGCAGATTGGTTTTACAAGCTGTACACGGATTATGACATCCGCTTGTGGCGTTGCGGATATGACCAGCGATTTAGCCGTGACTGGATGAATCGTATGGATTATTACGGCTGGACGAAACAAAATGAAGACTTGGTGCTGATTTTGCAGAACGCTTATACATTATCCAATGCACTGAAATACTGTGAAGCAGACCTGAAACATCAGCTGATTAACTATAATAACAATGAGATTGATAAATGGTGCTTGAAAAACGCTGGTATTAAAACCGTTGATAATTTTGCTCTATGTGTGAAAACAGAACGTGCGAAGCGAATTGACGGGGCGGTTACGATGATCATTTTGTATGAGATGTACAGAAGATACCGCACAGACTTTACACAGCTGATTCGGCAATCCAGATAGGGGGTGATCGCTTGGGCTGGTTACGTGATCAGTTCGATAAATTGATCCATGGAAGCAAGAATAAAAAGTATGCAGACATCCTGAACGGATTCACACCGATTTATTCGCAGTTTGGGCAGAACATCTATGCGAGCGATGTTGTACAGCAGGCAATCAATTGTATTGTTTCGGAGTGCAAAAAGCTGATTCCGATGCATGTGAAAAAAGATGGCTCTGATTCTATTCCGATTCAGAGCGGATTGCAAACGCTGCTGAACGCCCCGAATGAACTGATGACAACAGCAGATTTCATTGAAAAAGTGATTTGGCAGTTGTATTTGAACTATAATGCATTTATTATTCCGACTTATTACACCAGACAGGATGCAAATGGCAGCGTGACAAAGGTTTATACGGGATTATATCCGATTGCACCGCAGAATGTTGTGTTTTTGCAGGATGCAGCTGGAAACCTGTTTGTAAAATTCACATTTGCGAACAATTATGAAACAACGCTGAATTATGCAGACATCATTCATATTCGAAAGAATTATAGTGTAAGTGAATATATGGGCGGAAATGCATGCGGACAGCCAGACAATCAAGCATTGCTGGACACATTGGATCTGAACTATAAATTACTGCATAATTTGTCAGTTGCGATGTCTTCCAGCTGTGCGGTCAATGGGGTCGTTAAGTACAATACCATAATGGATGACGGTAAGACGGAAGCAGCAATGAAAGAACTGGAAGAAAAACTTGCAAAATCGCAGAGCGGATTCTTAGCATTGGACAACAAGTCGGAATTTGTTCCAATCACCCGAACTGTAAAATTTGTGGATGCAGATACGCTCAAATTTATTGATGAAAAGATACTGCGATACTTTGGCGTTCCGCTGTGCATTTTGACAGGGGACTACACAAAGGAGCAATATGAAGCATTCTTCCAGAAAACCATTGAACCGATTGTCATATCGCTGTCGCAGAACTTTACAAAGGCCCTTTTGACCCCACGAGAACAGTCGTTTGGGAATGAAATTACATTCTACACGAAAAATCTGGTCTTTATGACAACGGATCAGACTTTGGAAATGATTCGCTTGCTGGGTGATTGCGGCAGTTTGTACGAAAACGAAAAACGGGCAGCATTTGGAATGCGTCCGTTGAAAGAATTGTCCGGTGTGCGGATGATGTCATTAAATTACATCAATGTAAATGATGCAAAGCAATATCAAACACAGGAAGGTGGAAGCACGGATGAAGGAACTTAATTATGCATCTTGCTGGAAGTTGCTGGGATTGTCCTCTGATGTTGCAACACTCAAGACAGATTACGATGAAGGCACAATGTTTCTTGCAGCAGATACCGGCGATGTCTATATTTTGTACCAGTCAAAATGGTACAAGCTGTAAAGGTGGTGTTTGCAGATGGATCTGTTACTTTATGCGATTTTAAACAAAAAAATTAAGCAAAGTGGTGGCGGTGGCGGTTCGGCTGTTTCTGTCCAAAATTGCACGATTAACGATGATGGAGATTTGATTGTTACATTATCGGATGGGTCAATCATCAACGCTGGACGTGCAAAGGGTGACAAGGGAGATACCGGAGAACCGGGAGCAGCTGGAGCGGCTGGAACACCGGGTGCAAATGGTGCAGACGGTGTTCCCGGAAAAGATGGCGAACCGGGAACAGATGGTATTTCTCCAACGATTGAAATCTATGAAAACACCCCGACCGTATATCGGCTGAAAGTCAATAATGCGGATGGGTCATCTATCATTACGCCAAATTTGATTGGCACAGGGTCAACCACGACCCGTTATTATGTGTTTGATAACGCAATGTATACAAACTATACAGGTACGATTTACACGCTGACAACAACGGGGCTGAAATCTTTGCAGGAATATATCACAGCGGAAAGTGCATTTTGCAATGCAGATTCCAATCATTCCTTGTATTATAATAATACGGATTTCGGATGGAATCAGCAAGTGACGACTTTTAGCACCACGCCACTGACCATCAGCCCGACACAGTTGCTGTTATATGGGTACATTTCAAGCTCGATGAAAGACGGGGAATTTTTCAAGTTCATTCCTGCTGGTCTGGTTACCGGTGCGACAGATGCAGAAAAGGCGACATCAATTCAAAGCCTGCTGGCAGCGGACAACGAAAACATTGTCAAAGTCGATTTTGAGTATGTGTATGCAACAGCTGGCGTAACAGAAGCCGTTGATATTTCGAGCGTTCCGGCAGGCGAATATTATTTGGCATGGTCGGGAACAAGCGACAATAGTTCTCCAAAAATCAATGATATTACAATTATGTAAGGAGGTGCAATGCAATGCCTGAATTTTGCAAAAGAAATTTTATGTTTGACATTCGAGCAGATACAGACAGCGATGGCGGTTCTTATCTGGTTGGAAGACCGATTGTTTTTGAAACGAAAACTGATTTGGGATTTTACGATGAAATCATTCGGCGAGGTGCATTGGATGATGCAGATTTATCCGATGTGCGGTTTTTGGTCAATCACAATACAGGCATGATTCCATTGGCACGGGCAAAAGCCGGAAACAAAAATTCTACGATGCAGCTCCAGCGTGACAAGGATGGGTTAGCTATACAAGTACAGTTGGACGTGGAAAACAATCCGGATGCAAAGGCGTTATATTCTGCTGTGCAGCGTGGCGATATTTCCGGTATGTCCTTTATGTTTACGATTACTGGAGATGAATGGGAAGGCTTAGATACCGACCATCCGACCCGATACATCAATAGCATTGGACAGGTTGCAGAGGTTTCTGCTGTGACATTTCCAGCATATGAAAGTACTGAAATTTCCGCCCGTGACAAGCGAGCGGTTGAAGATGCCAGAAAATCACGTTCCAAAGGCAGTGAAGATGTAGAACTGGAAAAGCTGAAACTGAAATATTTACTGGAGGTATGAGCATATGAAAAAATTTCTGAAAAATCTGATTGAAAAAAGAAAGAAAGAAATCGAGGCACTCAAGGCAAAACTTGAAACTTCCAAAGATGCACAGGAAGTAAGAGACCTTGGGAAGACCCTGTTGGCATTGAAAGAAGAATTACAGGATGCAGAAGAACAGCTGAAAGAAGCAGAAAAGGACGATAATCAGGATGATGCCGGAAGTGATTCTGCTGGCAAAACAGACGATGATGCAACCGGACAGCGGTCTGCATTTAATCCGATGCAGGCAAGAAATCTTGCATCGTTTGCAATGAATCCGCAGGGAGAACAAAGAACCGGAAATGCACTGGATTCCATGGAATATCGGAAAGCATTTATGCAGTATGTGCAGACCGGCGAATGGAACTACCAGAAGCGTGCAGATGAAACCTTGATTACATCGGATGTCGGCAAGGTGATTCCGAATACCATCATGAACGAGTTTATCAAGGAACTGAAAGTTTATGGGAACTTGTATAACCGTGTCCGGAAGCTGAATGTTAAGGGCGGCGTAGAATTTCCGATTGAAGAACTGGTTCCGACGGTTTCTTGGATTACGGAAACGACTGTTTCTGATACACAGGCAGTTCCGAAAATCAAGACCAGCGTATCTTTCGGCTATCACATTGTGGAAGCACGTCTTTCTCAGTCCTTGCTTTCTCAGGTCGTTACGCTGGATACACTGGAAACGGAAATGGCACGGCTGTTGTCTGAAGCGTTTGCACGGGAATTTGACCGTGTCATCTTGTCCGGCACTGGCAGCGGTCAGCCGATGGGCATTCTCAATGATACACGGGTAAAGGCGGAAAATAAGATCACCTTTACTGTGGCAGAGCTTGCAGACTGGACAAAGTGGAGAACAAAGCTGTTTGCAAAAGTGCCGTTGGCTTATCGTGGGGAAGGCGTTCTGGTAATGACTGCTGCAACGTTTGAATCTCAGATCATGACGTTGAAGGATGCGAACGACAGACCGCTTTACATGGAAACATATGATCCGGTCAATGGTACAGTATCCGGCAAGTTTGCAGGACGGGAAGTCATTCTCGTAGAACCAGACATCATGAAAGACTTTGATGCAGCAGCGGACGGGGATGCATTCGCAATTTACTTCCGCCCGAATGATTATGCAATCAACACCAATTTGCAGCTGGCATTCAAGCGGTGGTTTAGCGATGAAAAGAATGTATGGTACAATAAGGGGCTTTGCATTATGGATGGCAAGCTGCTGGATGTCAATTCTGTATTCGTGCTGAAGAAGTCTACAAAGTAAGGAGTGAATCACATGACAGCCGAAGAACTGTTGGAAAAAGTGAAAATCGGTCTGAATATCACAGGAACGTATCAAGACGAAACGCTGGCAACCTACATCAACGATGTAAAAGCGTTTTTGTTGGATGCTGGCGTTTCGGATGCGGTCGTAAACAGTCCGGAGGCTGTCGGTGTGATTATCCGTGGTGTTTCTGACCTGTGGAATTATGGGATGGGCACGGCGGAATTATCACAGTATTTTGTTCAGCGTGCAATCCAGCTGATTTATAAGAAGGGAGATGCATAATTGTCCAATTATCGACCGAATGAGCCGTTTGTCGTTCCGCTATGGCTTCTGATTCCGCAGACAAAACTGATAAAGGGCATAACCAAAAAAGTTTATCCGGAAACAGGGACACTGTTTTATGCATCTTTTAAAACATTCGGTGGAACAGAACGCACGAATAATGATGTGATCACCATTGAAGATACAGCAGTCATCGAAACTTGGTATCGACCTGATATCAAAGCAGACTGCCGGATTCAGAATGCGGACGGAAAAACCTATGAAGTCATTGGAACACCGGAAAACATCAATATGAGGAATCAGATCTTGAAATTCAAAATCAGGGCTGTTTCCGGAGGTGCGTAATGGGGAAAAAGAATCGAATTGGCTTACAGTTTTCCGGATGGCAAGAACTCATGCAGAGCATTGACCGGGCAGCAGGGGAAGAAGGCTTGAAAAAAGCAACAGAAGCCGCCCTGAAAGCATCCAAAGAATACGTCAATGAGCAAGTCACTGCGATTATGAGGAAAGCCAACATGCCAGCAAATGGAAAGTTCTGGACAGGGGACACGAAAGCAACACTGAACAAGAATTTTTCCGTTGAATGGAAGGGCTTTACTGGTGAAATAAAAATCGGGTTTAACCTGTCGGAAAGTTTGGTATCTAATTTCCTGATGTATGGAACACCTCGACACGAACCGCCAATGGCAGCCGTTCCGGGGCTGTATGATGCTGTTTATGGCAGGAAAACGCAAATTGCAATTACCTATTTGCAAAGAGAAGCCATTGAAAAATGGATTGAACGGAATATGGGGTGACCGATGGAAGACCGTTTGATTGCACTATTATCAGAATTCGGGTATCCGGTTCGGCGGCAGGGAAGTTTGCTGGAAGATGAACCGTATCCAGATGCGTTTTTCACATTCTGGCAGGTTTCTGGCGATTTGAATAGTGCCTATGACAATCAGGAATATGCGACATTATACACCTATGATGTCAATTTTTATGCCGTTGAACCGGAAAAATGCTATGACGTTCTGCGGCAAGCAATTGAAAAGTTAAAAAAGAATGGATTTGAAGCATGGGGCGATGCTTACGATGCGGTTAGTGACTTGGATACCCACATCGGGCGTGGAATATCTGTGCAGATTCTCAAAATCCGTGAAAACAATGAGGAGGTTTAACCATGGCAGATAATTCTAACAGCGTTTTTGAATATCGTGGCGTACAGGATTTGTATTATTCACAGGTCTTAGAAGATAGTGAGGAGAAATTTGTTACTACAACGCCAAAGCGATTGGCGTATGTTGCAACAATTGCAAAAGAAGTGGAAACTTCCAGCGAAACGCACTTCTATGACAACAGAGGTATGATTGTAATTCCTGCAAAGGGTGCAGAAACATTTACACTTACAGTTGCTCCGTTGAAGTTGGCAACACTGGCAGACATTACCGGTCAGGCATTTGATGCAACAAAGGGCATGCTGATCGAAGGGGAAACCAGACCGAAACAGTTCTGCATTGGTTACAAAACAAAGGGAACAGATGGTTTCTGGCGGTTTGCATGGAAATACAAGGGTGTATTTGCGATCCCGTCCGAAGAAGTCAACACCGAATCTGACAGCATTGATACAACCAATATGGAATTGACCTATACTGCAATCAGCACCATTCATAAATTTGCGTATCGAGACGATACAACTGTTGTAGTAGAAGGTACACAGACCGCACAGCGAACAGAATCTATTACTGGTATTGTGGTCGATGAACGCTATGCACGGGCTGATAATTTGGACGAATGGTTCACAAAGGTTATGACACCGGATGATGTAGCAACGAAGACAGCGTAAACTTTACACAGATTGATATTTTATTTAGGCACTGCACGACCACATTGTGTGGTGCCTATTTTTAAACGGAGGAAATGATAATGGACATGAAACTGAGAATTTATGATAAGACCGGAAAAACATTGGAAAAGACTTACACAGCGACACAGTTTGACTTGATGTGGGGTACGATGGAAGACCTTGTGCAGTGTGTAGATCTGGACAAGGTGGATGATAAAGCGGCAGTCGGTGGAATGATTCTGAAATTGCTGCCGCAGCTGAAACCATTGCTGATGCAGATTTTTGAAGGTGTTACAGAAGAAGAGATTCGCCGGACAAAGGTCAGCGAATTGGTACCGATTTTTATTCAGGCAATCAAGTATTGCTTTTCTGAAATTAAGACATTGGACAACGGAAAAAATCAGGGAAACTGATGATGGGCGGCGGAAAGCTGTCCTTATATGATACATTTTTTGATATTACTGTGAGTTTATGCGACCGATTCAGCGGTTTAGATCCGATTAAAGTGCGGAAATATCCTGCTCATGAAGTAATTTTACTGATGAAGCGTACTGTGAAACATAGCAAGCAAAAGAAAAAGCCTGCTCGCATGATGCGACCGGCAAGGGATAATTGGTTTTAATGGTGGTGATAAGGAATGGCAAAATCGAAAGAAACAACAACGAAATTTAAAGTTGATATTTCGGAACTGAAAAGCAATTTGCAGGAAGCAAACCGACAAATTGCCCTTGCAAATTCAGAGTTCAAAGTAGCGACTGCTGGAATGGACAAGTGGGGCGATTCTGCTGATGGACTAACTGCGAAAATCACACAATTAAAGACCGTAAACGAAAGTTATTCCACAATTCTGTCGGATTATGAAAAGAAACTTGCTGAGATTGTGCAAAGTGAGGGTGAAAATTCCGAAGCTGCACAGAATATGCAGATTAGAATGAACAGCTTAAAAGCTGCTATTAAGGGAAATGAATTTGAGATTGCAAAGCATAACAACACACTGGACGAGATGGGTAAGGCAGCCGAAGAAGCTGCAAGGCAAGCAGAAGAACTTGCAAACACAGAAGAAGAAACTGTAAGTGCGTTTGACAAGCTGTCAGGGGAAGTCAAACAGCAGGAATCGGATCTAAAGACATTAAAAAAAGAATATTCCAGTGCTGTATTGGAGTATGGGCAATTTTCAGATGAAGCAAAAGCAGCAGCGGAAAAAGTTTCTGATTTATCAAGCGAATTAGATGAAAATCGTAAGAAACTGAAAGAAGCTGAAACAGCAGCAAATGATTTTGATAATACCCTTGCAAAGGCTGAAGAAACAGAAACACAAACTGTAAGTGCGTTTGACAAGTTATCAAATGAAATCAAACAGCAGGAATCGGATCTAAAGTCCCTGCGACAGGAACACGCAAATGCTGTCATAAAGTACGGGGAAGAATCAGACGAAGCAAAACGTCTTGGTGTGGAAATCTCCAATTTGTCAGATGGCCTAAAGAAAAATAAGGATTATCTGAAATCGTCTGAAAGTGCAGCAGATGCCTTTGACAACACGCTGGATGAAACGGGAGATTCTGCTAAAAAAGCCGAAAAATCTTTGGACGATGCGAACAAAGAAATCAAAGATACCGGCGATGAAGCAGAAAAATCCGGTGGCAAGTTAAAAGAATTTCTTGGATCTCTTGGAAAAGCGGCTCTGACTGGACTGGGAACGGCTCTGACAGGGCTGGGAGTAGGCTTAGTTGCAGCGACAGAGGGCAGCAAGGAATTTAATGATAACATGGCAAAGTTAAATTCTGCTGCGGAATCTGCCGGAATCAGCAGCGAAAAAGCCGGAAAAATGTTTGAGGACATGTATGGTGTTTTAGGCGATGAAACCGCTGCAAATACCACTGTATCAAACTTCATGGCGATGGGGACAAGCACAGAGAATCTGAACAGCCTGCTCAACAGTTCAGCTGGCATCTGGGCGAAATATGGCGATTCAATACCACTTGATGGCTTGGCGGAATCTGTCAACGAAACCGCAAAGGTTGGACAGGTTACAGGTAATTTGGCGGATGCTCTGAACTGGGCAGGCGAAAACGAAGATGATTTTAATGCCAAATTGGCAGCCTGTGGTGATGAACAGCAGCGGCAGCAGCTAATTGTTGATACTCTGGATGGGTTATATGGCGACCTTGGGGAGCAGTACAAGAAAAATAACAAGGCTGTTATGGACTTGAACGCTGCTCAACTTGACATGAAAAATTCCATTGCCAAAATTGGAACAGCATTCACACCAGTGCTTGCCATGTTCACCACATTTGCATCTGGGATACTTGCCAAAATCGTACCAGATGTCCAGAATCTTGCCAGTGCATTTATGGACTTGACCAATGGTGTAGACGGAGCAGGCGAAAAGATTGGTTCATCTGTCGGAAATATCCTGACAACCTTAACAACAACCATTACCAGCGTTTTGCCGACCGTTGTAAATATCGGCGTGGAGATTATTCAGAGCATTCTTAGCGGAATCACAGAGCACTCCGGGGAGTTATTGACCGCTGCCGGAGAAATTGTCATGACGCTTGCAGATGGAATTGTAACCGTTGCACCGCAATTGCTGACAAGTCTTACAACCATTATTACACAGCTTGCACAGGAAATCATTACACTTGCACCGCAGCTTTTAAGTGCTGCGATGCAGCTATTTCAAGGGCTTGTAAATGCAACGCCACAAATTTTAAGTGGAATTACCACGCTTTTTGATACAATCGTGCAAGCGTTGCCGGGCTTACTGGATCAGTTACTATCTTTGATCCCTCTTTTGGTGGATGGGCTGACCGCAGCAACACCGCAAATTTTAGAAGCAGCTAAAACCATGCTGAACGGTTTGATTGCTGCATTGCCGGAAATTGTTCAGGGGCTGACTGCTGCATTACCGGATGTTATTCGCTCAATTGTGGATTTTGTTGCACAATGCTATCCACAGCTTTTAAATGCTGCAACTGAACTTTTGAATGCGTTGGTGGATGCTCTGCCGGACATCATTCAGAGCCTTGTTGATGCATTGCCGAATATAATTGTTGCAATTACAGAATTTCTAACCAATGCAACCCCAAAGATTCTTTCTGCTGGTGTGAATCTTTTTATGGCGATTGTAAAGGCAATTCCAAAAGTTCTGGCAGCTCTGGTTGCTGCAATTCCGAAAATTTTAGATGCAATTGTAGAAGGATTGACACCGCTTGTAGAGAAAATCGGCGAGAAATTATCAGAGGTCTGGACAAGTATCAAGCAATGGTTTTCTGATTTAGGGACGAATGCGAAAACGTCCATGCAAGAATTTATACAAGCTATTGTTGATTCTCTGAAACAGCTGCCGGGGAAAATCATTGAATGGGCAGCCGAAATGAAATTGACCTTTGACCAGAAGGTACAAGAAATCATTGACGGGATTGTACAATTTTTCAGCGATTTGCCATATAAGATTGGTTATGCAATCGGTGCAACAATCGGAACAATTTTGACATGGGCAGAGAATATCAAAACCTTTGTAACAGAAAAAATTCCGGAAATCATTGACTCCATTGTGCAGTTTTTCTCAGAACTGCCGGGAAGAATCTGGGAATGGCTGACAAATGTAATCAGCAATGTTATAACATGGGCAGCTGAAATGCAGGTGAAATCCAGCGAAGCAGCGAGTAGTTTTTTTGATAACATCGCCACGAAAATACAGGAACTTCCGGGCGAATTCTGGAGCTGGCTGACAGACATCATTGGAAAAGTCACAACATTTGCAAGTGATCTTGGTAGCAAGGCGAGCGAAGCCGCACAGAATTTATGGGATAACATTGTAGATGGCATTAGCGGCTTGCCAGATAAAATCTATAGCATTGGTTCTGATATTGTGGAAGGCTTATGGAATGGGATCAATGACATGGCAGGCTGGATTTGGGATAAAATTCAGGGATTTGGTCAGGGCGTTTTAGATGGGCTGAGAAGTTTCTTTGACATCAATTCCCCGTCTAAAGTCATGGCGGATCAGATTGGTAAATTCTTGCCGATGGGCATGGCAGAGGGTATCGAAGATGAAACAAAGACCGCTGTGAATGCAATGCAGAAATCCGCACAGAGAACGCTACAGGCTGCGAAATCTGCGATTGCAAACGTTTCCAGTGATTTGAATATTGGAGCAGGCACATCCAAAGCGGCTGGAACAACGCAAGTTGTCAACAATTATAACTTTAATCAGACAAACAACAGTCCAAAGGCACTATCTCGGTATGATATTTACAGGCAGTCCAAAAATCTGCTGAATGCAAAGGGGTGATTTTTTTGTATTTCGTCAAAACAAAAACAATTGATTTTACAAATAACGCTAATTTTTGCATTTATAAAATAGATGGATTAGCCCCACCCGGAGCAACGCTGAATTTTAGCACAATTGCCAACGTAGACGGAGAGGTTTATAACTCTGGCAGAATCAACAAGCGAAATATTGTGCTATATATCAAGATGTTTCCAGACGTGGAGCAAAACCGGAATGCTTTATACGAACATTTTCCGCTGGGAAAAGTCGTCCGGATCTATTTCCGGAATGGGCTGCATGATGTCTACATTGATGGATATGTGGAAACATTTGAATGCGACCTGTTCAGCAACAATGAAGCTGCACAAGTATCCATTATTTGCAATGACCCATATTTTAGAAGTGCAAAGAAAGAAACGTTGGTTTTGTCAGTATCAGAAGCCCGTTTTGAATTTCCATTTTCCATCAATATTGGTGAACCAATTCCCGTTTCTGAACGAAATTACAGCACATCTGGTATTATCAATGCCGGACTGGTGTCAACGGGAATGGTGGTTGAATTTAAGGCAATTGGAAAAATCACATCCAGACCATGGCTAACCAATTTGACATCCAATCAAACCATGAAGCTGACAGGCACAGAAACAACGCTGAATCAAGGCGAAAAAATTACAGTAAACACCAACAAACATCATTTATCGATTGTAAAGACATTTACGAATGGAACAACCAAAAATATTTTGAACACGATGGATGAAAGTTTTGAGTGGGTGCAGCTGCTGCCTGGAAAGAATCGTCTTACCTATGGGGCAGACGAAAAGCCGGAAAATCTGCTTGTTACTATCACAGTTGACAAGTTATTACTGGGGGTATGATGGCTTGGAATTGTACATATTGAATCAAACTTTTCAAAGAGTTGCTGTAATTGATCAATATAGTTCCCTGATTTGGACACGGCGTTACTGGGATGTTGGGGATTTTGAGCTATACGTTCCAGCTGATCCAGATTTACTACAGTACTTGCAGATTGGATTTTACGTTTTTCGGGAAGATTGTGAAAGCACGATGATGATTGAACACATTGAAATCAAGACCGATGCAGAAAACGGGAACTATTTTATCATTTCCGGACGTGGCGTTGAAAATATCTTATCTTACAGGGTCGTTGCAAATGCCGGTTCTTTCTCTGCAAGTTCTCCATCAGCATTGTGCTGCTGGCTGATCAGCTTGGAAGCAAAAGGTGTGAATGCAAAATATGCCGATCGGGAAATCGATATTATAAAAGATTTGTATGGTGTGAAAATTGATAATGAAGAGGGATATTTTTATTGGAACATCTATCAATATCAGAATCTTCTTGATGCAATTTTCAGTATCTGTAAGCAGTATGGTTTTAGCTTTAGATTTGTTTTTACAGATAAAAAGGATGGATTCAATTTTACGTGTTACAAAGGCGTTGATCGGACATTCGACCAAAAAGAAAATACCCCTGTTATTTTTTCACCGAAATACTACAACTTAATCAATAGTCAATATGTTTTGGACGATGAGAATAATAAAACGATGGCTTTTATTGCCGGAGAAGGGGAAGGTGCTGACCGATCAGTTATTTGGACGCACAAGACGTGGAACTCTGCCGATGAACACAATGTTCCGAAGCAATTAGACCGCCGGGAAATTTTTGTGGATGCTCGTGACCTAAGAATGAAAAAAGATGATGGTACATATTACACTGCTGCTGAATATGGGATACTTTTAAGACAGCGTGGAAAAGAAAAGCTGTTTGAAACTGGCATCATTGAGGGACTGTCCGGAGAAGTGGACACAACACTGCAATTTATATACCGCCGGGATTGGAATTTAGGCGACCTTGTAAGCATTGAAAATGAATACGGCATGAAAGCAAATGCACGAGTTTTGGAAGTAATTGAAGCGGATGACGAAAACGGTTACAGAGTAACACCAACATTTTCAGACTGGGAGATGAAATCATGATAAAAAGTGGATTTTATGACAGTATCAATCATGACCGCCTGTATGGTGCAGATGATTTTTCAGATTATTTCGAAGGATTGATTTCTGACGGGATTTATGCAGGCATTGGAAAAGAATTTAGAGTTTTTGCTGATGGGTCTACGATGGGCGTTCAGGTTGACACTGGCAGAGCAAAAATCTTAAACAAATATGTAAGAAATACAGATGTTCTGGACATTGAAATTGATACAGCAGACAGCGAGAACCCCCGATGGGATGCGGTTTGTGTATCGGTCAATCTGGATGAAGCATACAGAAACGGCTATATTGATGTACATAAGGGTACTCCGGCAGCTGATCCGCAAAAGCCGGATGTTCCGGACACCAACGCAGCAAAGTTGTTTGTGCTTGCCTATGTCTATGTACCTGCACAGGCAACCGTTATCAATGCCGAAAACGTAAACGATAATCGTGGAGCTGCGAATTGTCCGTATGTAGTCGGCATCACAGGAACGGAAAATATTGTGAATGTCGTGCAGGAAGCTGCAACAAATGCACAAAGTCAAATTACTGCAACAGTGGCGGATGCACAGACACAAATTTCCGGATTTGTTACAGATGCACAGGCAAAAACAAATAAATTTGTAGCAGATGCACAAAGTCAGATTGATACTGCTCTAAGTACACAGCAGACACAGTTTGACAAGTTTTTGACTGATTCTAAAACAGAATTACAAACTTTAGAGGTTGACTTTAATGCTTGGTGGAATGACAAGAAACAAAACAAAATCAAATTGTTAGAGGATACAACACAATATACTATTACAAACGGAAACGGTGACGTTCCTGTATCAAAAGACAGATACTCATTAGACGACGAAATCGCTGGGAAAGCAGTTGCAAACGTGTATAAAAACGGATTATATTTGACTCGTAACGTAGATTATACTATGCGATATACGGATATTTCTACTTATTTTGTGCTAACAACCGTAAATGATGGTGACAAAATCACAATTCAGATTCTGAAAATTTCATCATAAGTGGGAGTGAATTTTTTGAGCAGTATTATTACAATTCTTTTATCTGTAATCAGTGCGTCTGGAATTCTTGGAATTGGGACAAGAGCAATTTTAGCCCGAATGAAAGAACAGGAAATGCGACAAAAGGCACTGGAATTTGGCGTACAAGCCTTGCTCCGTGACCGGATGTTACACTGCTATAACAAGTACATTGATGCAGGGTTTGCACCGATTTATGCAAAAGAAAATTATGAAAACATGTATCAGCAGTATCATGAATTGGGCGGCAATGGTGTGATGACACACTTGCACGAAGAATTTATGGCACTGCCGACTGAAGAGAAAGGAGCATAACATGAGAAACTGGAAACTTTGGGCAAAGGCTGCGGCAGTCAGAGCCGTGAAAACCATGGCACAGACCGCCGTGGCAACCATCGGCGTAGCTGCTGTGATGCAAGATGTGAACTGGATCGCCGTGGGCAGTGCGGCTCTGCTGGCTGGGGTGTTGTCTGTTTTGACATCCGTGGCAGGGCTGCCAGAGGTTGAACGATGAATAGAAGAAAGCTAATAAAATATGATGATATTTTGTCAGGGAAAGGGTTGAAGGAATTGATTTCTGAAACGCCTCCACCAATGCCAAATTGCATTCCTCCTTGTCCAGATAAATATGAAACAATCACAGTTACGATGAAAGATGGAAAATTTGCTGAGTGGAAGAAAAGTGAATGGGATGACTACACCTATGATGGAAAGTTTTTTATTGTGATAAAAAATGAAGCTCGGATTGGTTTTTACAATCTCGATGAAATCAGAACAATTGTAGTTGAATAAGAAAACCGCCCGACAGCGGTTAAGCTGCCGGACGGCATCGGGTTATTCGGTTTCAGTCTGTTCTGGGTTATCTCTGCAAAGTTCATCCAGCGTGACACCAAGGGCATCAGCAAGCTTGATAGCAGTTCGGACGGAACAAGTATCCCGTCTGACTGTTTCCTCTACAGTTCGTTTTGGAAGCCCTGCAAGATCTGCAAGCTGCTGAACCGTTAACCCTTTTTCCATGCGAATCTTTTTCAGATTCATTTCAGCACCTCATTTCATACGTCGGATTAAAATAATTGCATAGATGGATAAAAAGATACTTGCAAGAGAAAGCAGAATCTGAATGGCATCTAACATCTTGACAATGAGCAAAAATTGTTTTAGAATAATAGTAGGGTCGGATGAGCTGCTGCCCATCCGTTGCCCCGTTGTTACAAGCGATTTTTCTTAGTGCAAGATGTCCCAAATCTTATTGACTAAGGTGGTAATCGCATTCAGAAGATTGATTAGAGCTGTAAGCATCAAGATTTTTTGCAAATCTTTTTGATTGAACATCGCTCTTTTCGGTCTTCTTTTTTTCTTTTTGCTCATTGGCTTCACCCCCTTTCCATGATTTTATTATACCACAAAAATTTGTGGTTGTCAAGCGTTTTTCAAATTTTTCTAAAAATATTTTTTGTGAGAAAATGATACTATGTCAGTTAATCATTATAATTATAATAATTCATATAGGATGTAAACTGGATTGCCAAAAGCAGAATAAAGGAAACCGCCCGACAGCGGAAAAGCTGCCGGACGGCATCGGGTTATTCGGTTTCGGTCTGTTCTGGGTTATCTCTGCAAAGTTCATCCAGCGTGACACCCAGGGCATCGGCTATTTTTATTGCATTGGATACCAGACAATCCCCTCTTTTTTCGATTTCCTGCAACGTACGTCTCGAGATGCCAGTAAGTTCCACAAGCTGTGGAATACTCAAATGCTCCTTTGTACGAATTTCACGAACTCTCATACAGTCACCTCAGAAAATCATTTTCAAAGCACCCATTGTGCCGAAAATCAAAGTTGCAATCAAAACCAGAAAAATTGCACATTGCAAGGAAAGTTTGAAAAGATTTTTCAAAAGCTCTAACATGGTATTGACCCCCTTAAAAAATTGTGGTATACTAATGGTAACCCCCGAAGGGGCGGTGGATTTCTCCACCGCAGCGGTTTTTAAAGCACATCAAAAATGCTCTTAACCGCCAAAACCAGTAAAGTAATTGTTCCCGCCAGTTCAATTACTTTTAACATGAGCTTATTGAGATTTCCGACAATCTTGATAAGCTCTTTTATTTTGTCGTTCAATTTAATCACCCCCCTTCTGTAAGATTATTATAGCACATTTTAATGTGCTTGTTAAGTGCTTTTTCAAATTTTTCTAAAAATATTTTTTGTGAAAGGATGATATTATGCTAGTCAATCATTATGATTATAACGATAGTACCCAACTTTCTCCACATTTCAATGCACGAGAATTTCGGTGCAGCTGTGGTAAATCTCATGAAACACTACTTGCATCTGAATTGGTTGACAAGCTGGAAGCCCTCTATACCGCTCTGAACTGTAGCAAAATCATTGTAACAAGCGGTTATCGTTGCCCAGAGCACGATAAAGCTGTAGGCGGTACGAGCAGCGGTCAGCATACCAAAGGCACTGCTGCGGATGTCTGCTGTTACGGGCAGGACGGGCAGCCAATCAGCA